TGGTTTGTCTCCAGCAATTGCACGCTTATGGGCATGATAAGCCAAAAACATAAGATCCCACATGCCAATCTTTTCTTTGGCTTGTCCAATCGTGTTTCCTGTCTGCTTCTCCCATTTCGCCCACTCAGGAGGTTGGGCTATGTATGTGGCTTGCTCTCCTGAGTTGTATTCAATTGTTATTGGTAGTTTCATTTTGTTTGCTCCCGTTTTATTTCTTAACTAAATGTTTCAGTAACTTCGCCACGTGCGACTGGGAATGTGAAAGATACTGTTTGAGCATCTACTCCTGAGCCACCTGCGGTTGGGTAAACTGGCAATACTGGAAATACAAATACTGCTCCAGATGCTGCTGTAAGTGTAATGCTAATTTCTGAGTTTGGTGATGAATCGCATGCAGTCCAAAGTGCTTCGCAAACTGATGAGGTCTTGCCCCAGTCAGCAAGCATGTCCAATTGGAATGTGCCTGATGTGTTTACAACTTTGTAGGCTTCGCCATCAAGTGTCTGGTAAGTTTGACGATCAAACTCTTTGGTTAGAACTGCGTTTGTCGCTTGTGCTTCGATGTCTGTTCCACCTGTGAAAGACAACGAAATATCGCGACCTGTGATTACTGTTGTGGCCATGATTTCTCCTTATGCGGTTTGTGTGTAGTAGGTAGAAACTCGAACATCTGCAATAAGCAGTGTACTTGCTCCGACTTGCGTTACTGTTGGTCTTTCGACCGAACTGACGATATATCCTGCTGGTATAACTGCCAGAACACTTAGAATGAGTTGCTCTATATTGTCCAGGCTTGCTGGATTTGAGTTGTAAGCAACTGCGACTGAAATAGTCATGTTTATCTTTGTACGAATAGCAGACTTGCTAATTGTTTCTAATTCTAGGTAAGGGCTATCTGGCACAACCACGACTGCAGGTGGGATTACTGATTCAGGTACAAATGAATAAACGTTACCTGCCACTGAAGCAAGTGCTGTTGCAAGTGGTTGTCTAACTGAAGATAAAATTGTTGATGGCATTATTGAGCCATGCTTTCAACATCTATAAATGCGCCTAATATGCCCACGCATCTGTTGAATAAACTTCTGCCCATTCTAAATGGAGTAGCGGTAAAATCTACGCCTTCAATCTGACCTCCTCCTGCAAGGCGAGATTGGAATACTTCTAAAGAAACTACGAATACTGCTGAGCGAACTGGTTGGTTGCCAACATAAGTTGATGCTGAAGATAGGGTAGCAGTTCCGGATGGGATGATATTTGCGCTTGCCACATCTGCGTTTGTAATGGCGCATGAGAATGTATATTGTCCAAGATTATCTTCCAAGATTGTGCGTGTTCCATTGTAAGGTGTTCCACATCCTGTAATAACAACTGATTGACCTTCTGTAAATTCATGAATACCTAAAGTTGTAAATGTTGCAATATTGTCGGTTAATGCAGCCTCTTGAATTGGGCTCTTGAATGAAACCAACATTGGAAGGATCACGCCTTCTGCGGTATCGATTATTTCGTTTAAATATGAATCATTGTATAAGGCAGAAGACACACCAAGCACTGCTCTTAACTCAGTGGCAGTAATAATTGTTGGCATGTCTTCTCCTTAACTCCCATTACAAAGATGCCAGAGATCGGGAGCAACCCCTGGCACTATTTGATTTAGGCTACTGATAACTTGCGGAATGCTGCTGGGTAGCGATTAACTACTGCTGCGTATCCGTAAAGTCCGATCTCAACACGTCCGTTAGCAACGATGTTTGCACGAATGTCAAAAAGGCTGGACTCGTGGAATCGCATTGCTGCTGATGGGTAAACTAATGCGTGCTTAGCATTGGCATTATCACCTGTGTAGTTAGGATCTACAACTAGGTCAAGTCCTGCAACTGTTCCTGCTGTTGAACCTTGTGAAATTAAACCAGCCGCATTTTGTGGTGCTGCTGCTGCAAATAATGGACGACCATCTGCTACTGCGCCGAGTAATCCAGCGAAGTCGATGCCATTTGTTCCACCTGAAGGTGCAACCATTAAGCGGTTTGGTGTGAAGCGCATAACGTTATAAGCATCTGCAATTCCATCAGCAATTGCTGCATAGATTGTTGAACCTGTTGATCCTGCTGCTGCCTCTGATGCGATCTTTGCTGCGTAAGCATCTGTCTTTTGTGCGTAGGACGCAGCCAACTCACGAATAAGGAGATCAAGAAAACTCGGATCCGATCTATCCAAAACCTCTTGGTTAATTACGTTTGCGCCTGCAAACTTAACGATGTTGTCCTCTTGGAATGTAACTGCAGTATCTTGTGATGCGTACTCAACGCCTTCTGCTGTCAATCCTACAATTGCTTGATTTCCAAGTACAGGAGTAAATATCTTAAGTCCTGAATTTGGAAGCGGTGCTCGCTCAATCGAATCAATAAACGGCCTTGATGAATCGATTACTCCAATTACATCGCGTAGGTAGTTTGGCGGAACCATTCCTGTGTTCTCTGAAACTGTACCGATTGCTAGTGCAGCGATTAGATCGCGTGCATCTGTATCGCCTTGTACTGCCTTGATTTGTGCTGCAACATACTGTCCTGCAGTAACGTTCTCGTTAACACGTGGCTTTGTGTAAGCAACGTAGTTTGCTGTTACTACTGGAGTGGTTTGTGCCGCTTCTACCGCTTCGGATGCGATAGGGGCTTCTGAAATATTCTCAGACACTTTTTCCTCCTGTGGTTGTTCATCCGTAGCGGTTGCTTCGGAATTCTCTGTTTCTGCTGCTGCTACTTCTGTAACACGTGCAGAATCGATTGCTGGATCTGTTACCAGGCTTACCTCTTGAAGTGAACTTGATTTGATTTGTAATACTCCATCAACATTTTTCCACTCGTTAATCTTTACACCTACTGAAAATCCATCTCGTAATCCTTCGGCTGCTTCTAATAATGAATCATCGCCAGCGATAGTTGCTGCAACTTTGAATGTTGCTTCGATACCTGTTTCATCTGCTGTAATGTCCATTAAGCGACCAATTGGACGTGTGCGGTCATGCTCAAGTAATAATTTAACTGGCTTTGAGAAATCGATTGAATCCTTCTGGAATACAGTCGCTCCTGCGCTGGTCATACCTAATTCATCCCAGGATACGATCTTGCCTGAGATAGTGCGCTTCTTGCTATCGGCTGCAGTTAGCGTTATTGGGAAATTGATTTTCATCGGATTAGATCTTCTTCCTCTTGTATTTGCTCGATGCTCATCGCACCAATTCTGTTTAGGATTTCATAAACTTGTGCACGTTCTAATGCTGATCCACGTAAGAAATCATCAATATCGAATCGTGTTTCAATTCCATTAGGGCAGAAATCTGCTTGGCTTAAACGTTGTTCAATTGCTGTAAGTATTGGACGAAGTGAGAAGTCGATAAGGGCTTTGCGCTCGCCAAGTGTGTTTGAGTAAGTCATTGATGTAGTTTCTGCAGATACAAACGATGCTGGAATACCAGATGCTCTTGCAATTTCTAAAGCAAGGTATTGACGTGCTTCGTTTAATTGTAATTTAGCCGGATCAAATCCAAGTGCTTGTAATTCAACATCGGCATTTAAGAATGCAGTTGATCTTGTTTGACGGCTTTGTGTCCATGATGAAAGTAATCTTGAAATACGCTCTGGAGTTAAGTTTGTGCCATTTGATTTTAAAACCATTTGTGGCATTGGCTCTTTTGCGTACATCTCTGCAGCCTTTTCTAATTCTGCTGCTGCTTTAATTGTGCGACCTGCACGATTTAGGATTCCCTCATCTAAACCATTAAATACAATTAAAGATCCTAAACCAAACGGCGGTACACGCTTTCCATCTACTGTGTAATACTCAATCTCTGTTGATAACGCATTTAAACTTGCAAATACTCTGTTAGGTGCAATTCTTGTCCAGGCACGAATGCGTGAAGCATCTGTTGATGCGTAAGCATCCATTACCATTCCGTAAGCAACTCCGTAAAGTAATAAATCTTCTGCGATCCATGCGTAGATTGCTGAACCAGCAACACGTGGATCTGGTTGCATGATTACTCGGTTTGGTCGTACATGTTCATTTGTAAAGTGGTTGTATTGCTCAAGTGGTAAAGATCCGATTGTTGAGCAGATAATATTTCTTGCGCGTGCTCCGGCAGGTACTGCCATGTAAGATTCGCGTGATGCAGTTGTAGTTCCAAATAAAATGCCACCAACTAATTGCTGACTGTTGTAAGGGGCAAGTGCCGCCGATACATCTAGCGGATCAGTTGCTTGTTTTGTTGTGAAGCGATCGAATAGTCCCATTGGCGTAAATTATACCTTATGTCCGACTTATCCGATTTGTATGTCCACCTCGGTTTCGACTTGTGTCGCAAAGTATGAAACTAGGGCAGTTGCAACGGCTGCACATACTGCAACTCTTGATGCTCTCCTACCGATAATCCAGGCTCCATCTCCATAAGGCAATCTTGCAGCAGATAGCACTTGTTGATTTAATTCTTCTTGATCTCCATGCTGTAAACGATGGCTGTTAATGGCTCCAAGCCATCTGTCGCACGATTCTGAATAAACTGCGCCATCCATGTCTGTTGTTGGTATTCCGGCTTGCTGTAAACGGCTGGCAACGGCTGCTGCAGTTCTTTTGCTGTAAGCAATCGTTTCCACCTGGTATTTTCGATAATACGGGGCAACATCGTTTGCAATTGCTAAATCATTTAATGAAAAGTCATTTGACCAGGTATGCAATAGTTGGACGTAAAATCTTTCACCCGGCATTCTTTGTGCAGCGACTAAAGCACCAAACTTTCGATCCGGGCTCAAATCCAATCCCATCCACATAGTTTTCTCAGGATCTAGTGGAATCGGATCAATCGCGCATGATTGCCATTTTTGAGCATCTACAACTGAATTGATCGTATCAACCCACTGGCACAAAACTTCTGTGCGCACAATATCCGGTGGATCATTGATAACTGCTCTCAAATTATCCGGATGGATTGTTATACCTAAAGATGGATTGGCTTGAGCGAACGCATCCCAGTTCGGCTCACCCGACGGAAGGGTAATTGGAGTGTTGGGTTCTGCACTCCATTCAAACCAACCAATATCATCTATTGCACCACCGGCAGCCGCTAAGGCTCTGGATCGTAAAGCATTTAACACAACTGAATGCTGATCTCCTGCGTTGCTGTAAATCCAAGTTTGAGGATTCTTAGCAGCCATCATCGTGTATCGCATAGATGACCAAGCATCTTGATCTTTGTATTCGCGCAACTCATCCATGTGAATGGTTTCAGGTTTGCTGATACCACGTGATGCGTTATTGCTTGCCTTAATTACAATTCTTCGATTTCCTTTAAGTTCTAATTCTTCTGCACCATGTTGCCATCGGATCTTCTTGACCTCGGATGCAAGTTTGTCGTTTTCTTCAATCAAGGCCACAATCTGCCTAAAGGTTTCAAGTGAAGTTGTAAGTCTGTGAGCAGATGCAAGTTGTAAGCCTTCTCCCCAGACGTAGGCTCCGGTCAACATGCGAAGCATCATAAATGTACTTTTGCCATTCTGCCTAGCGATTACAAGTCCGTTCTCGGAATGATGCCAGCGACCATCCGGCTTTACTTTGTGCCCATGAATCGCCACGAACTTTTGCCATTCCATAAGTGGGATACCAACCTCAGCCGCAAAGTCAATCATCTCTTGGCCTTTAGAAGGCAAATCATTAAGTTTGGAGTGAATACGTGGAGTTGGCACACCTCCTAATTTCGATTGAGCCTGATCTAAAGCGATCTGGTCTGATTCAAGCATGTTTAATCTGATTCAAAAGGATCGTGTCCGATCGAGGTGTTTCGTCGGTTAGAAAGATCAAT